TCCATGATAGAGCCGGCAGGTCCGGGCTTCTGGTTGTGCTACTGGTTCCGGTCATTTGGCCCCACGACCGGAGAGTGGCCACAAAAAAGCCGCCTCGATGGGGGCGGCTTTTTCTGTAGCTACTGGCGTTGGAGCGAGTCGTTGATTCGCTCAAGCGACTCGCGGGATTTATCGAACGTCTCAAGCAACTCCCTGATCTGCGTCGTCCGGCCCTGGGCCCGGAAGATCTCCTCCACGTTGCAGCCCTTCTCCAGGCTCTGCTGGGCCTCCTGTAGGCAACTGCTCAGCAGCTCCCTCAAGTGACTCCAGTCCGGGCTGTTGCTCAGGTTCACCAGGGCTTGCCATTGGTGGTGGCTGGGTTTCATTAACTCCCCCTGCTGCGTGTTGAAGTTGTGCAACCGTTGCACCGTTTTCCATGCCAAGCCGCTGTGCCTCGAAACCAATCTTCTCGGCGCGGGCAGTCAGCTCTTTGGTTTGAGCGTTGACCTTTTCGGTTTCGGCCTGCATCTGTTGGCCAGCGACTTGGGCCTGCTCTTGCTGCTGTTGAGCCACTTGCTGTTGCTGCTGCTCTTCTCTGGCCTTCATCTCGTCCTTGGTCGGGATCAGCCCAGGCATGTCGAGGCTTTCCGCGACCTTCCGAAGAATGGCGGCACGCCCTTCCAGACCGAGGATCTGCATGTCGACGGGATTGTTGGTGAACCCCAGGAACTGCGTACGAGCCTGCAATGTCTGCTCGCGCTGAAGCATGGCGTTTGCACCGCGGGCCACGACCTTGCAGTCGCCCTTGATAGCGTTGTCGTTCGAATAACGCATGTTGAACAACCACAAGGCTTCGATAACGCGGCGAACAACACCCCGGTCGATATGGCGAATCGCGTCTTTGATCCCCTTGTTGGCCGACTCCATGAGCATCGACAAACCGGTTGCCGTGTTACCGGCGCCACCAACCTTCTCCGCGCCGTAGATGTAGCGTGGGATGTTGGTGGCATCGTCTGCCCGCTTCTCCCAAGAGTCGTAAACCGCCATGAGCTCACCGGCCAGGCTGACCGGCTGATAGAAGCGCAGCACTGGGGCTGATGCTCCGCCACTGAGGCCTGGTGTTTGGCCGCTCTTCACCCGCCAGCGCTTCATAGGGAACATCTCGTTCGGGTTTTCGCCGGGCTGCAGGCGGTCCTCGTCGACTTCCACCTGGGGACCACTGGCAAACGCCATGTTGTTGGACTGTGCGCGTGCTGTTGCTCCACACATATCCTGGACATCGTTCATCAACTCAGGGATCGACATCCCCCAGAAGGAGCCTGGGATGATCTGGTACGAAGCCTTGTGATAGGGCCGGCCGCCCAGAGGGTTGCGGTTGATCACACAGCGAATGACGTGAGTGCCGATCAGGATGGCATCGACCTCATACTCGCCCAGCACATCGGGCACTTGAGCAGGATCGACACCCCATTGCAGCAGCATCAGGCCCTGGGCACCGCCCCAGTAATGCACGCCTTCGATGGTCTCACCGTTGTTGACCATCCAGTCGCCGGCCTTGTCCTCAAGCTTGGCCCGCTGTGCATCTGTGGTCAGCCAGTCGCGCAGACCGCCTTGGCCATGATCGGTCAGAACAGCACGCACAGCCGTGTCGTTGTAGCCCGGCACACCGAGCAATGCATTCAGTCGAGATCGGGTGTATCGCTCACGCTCAATGATGAACGCGCCATCGTCGGTGTTGGTCGAGTCAGCCGACGGATAGATGTCGAAGGGTGAGACCCGGAAGAACAGCGGCTGAATCTCTTCCGTTTCGATCATCTGCCAGCCCTGTCCCCAGGCAATCTGCGGCACACGCTGCAGCATCGGACCTTTGATGAACGCCGCCGGGTAGATCGTGAAATCATCAATGAACTCTTCCAGGGCCGTTTCCCAGCCACCCTCGGCAAGTTGGTCAGCAATCAACAGCTCATGCGATTCAGTCGCCTCCTTGGCCTTCTCCTGGATCAGCTCACGCAGCTTGGTCTCAAGCTGTTCAGGAGCGGGCATCTCGCCGGCCTGCCCTTCCTGACCCTGCTGCTGGATCTGCTGACCCAGCTTTTGCTGAAACGCCGCCAGAAACTCCGGGGGGATATCAGCCACAGGCGTCGGATCGAGCCCCCAGGGATGCCCTGTAGCGGGCATGAGGATATCCCTGATCCATGACGCACCGGCGCGACACTTGGTGGTGGTCAACTTTGGAAAGGCCTCACTACCACCAGTCTCACGAATGGCCTGCAGTTTGGTTTCGTCGTATTGCCCCTTTTGCCGGCGGGCGCAATCAAGCAGGCGCTCGTCAATCTCACGCTTTGCCCTCTTGGCGGAATCAAAGCAGCGGCGAATATGCGCAGCCAGCGATGTTTCGACCTGCTGTGTGCGTCGGCTTTGCTGAGCAGCAGCTTCCGCGGCCTGGTCATCGGCATGCAGGTCGGCCGCACTCCTGACTTGCAGCAAGCCAAATTCAGCCATGGTTCATTGCCTCGTAAACAACGTTGATTTCTGCTTGGCGCCCTGCCCGGCGCAGTTTGGCGCTGTGTTCCATGTCACGCAGGTGGTTCAGCAGATCCTGCATGTACCCGATGGGATCCGCGGCGAACTCGGCCAGCTTGACGTTGAGCAGCACACCCAGCGCATCAGCCATCTCAAACTGCACTCTGACGGCCGGGTGCTTACCATCGGGCTCCTTGATCTCCACCGCGTCGACCTGAACCAGGCCGATGTCGCGCCGAAGTTGCAGGCTTTGAACAGCCATGGGGGCAACGAGGCGAGCGATCACGTCTGCGACTTGCTTCCAGCCAATGGTGATAGTGGTCATGTGTGAGCGCTCCAGTTGCGACGGCCTCGGTCGGTATTTGCAGTGGTTTGAGTGCCAGGTATTTTTCCGGCGGTGGACTCGAAAATGCTGCAGCGGGCCAGGGTCTCGAAAGCCTTTGCCCCGTGACTTGCCCAGTCATGACGTGTTTGATCCCGGTACACACCCATGCGCGGATCCCATTCCTTGCGGTAGTTGTCGAGGCAGTCGATCAATCGAGATACGCCCGCGGTCCTGACCCGGCCGCTATCCGGCTCGTCAGTGGCCTCCCGGGTGTCTTGCTTGTCCTCTGCGAACCAGCAGACCGGTAAGAAGTTACGCACCGCCTGCACGCCCTCACTGTTGCGGGAGACGCGCGGCACGATCTGGAACGTGATGCCGTACTGCTTGGCCACATCGATGCGAGACTTACCGGTGCCGATTTCACGCACCACGATGTCGTGCGGCGCGTAATGGGCACCGTAGGAGTAGCCCAGCTTCTTGAGCAGATCGCCGTAATACTCCATGCCTTCGCCGGAGTGCTCGATGTAGTCGATGATGTGAACCTCTCGACCGGCCACCTGGAACAGCACGATGGACATGGCATCGCTCATGCCCAAATCCCAGGCCGTGAAGACCGGCAACGAAGGGTTGCAGTTGACCTTCTTGGTAATCCGCCCCTGCTGCCGGAGGAACCGCATCTGCGTCAGGTAGTAAGCGCCTTGGATACCCTGGTCGAACGCCTCATCCGGGGTCGCCGGGTATTCGCGCTTCATGTTGTCGTGCAGTGATTCCATTTTCTTGGCGTACCAAGCCTGCTGCGCCCGGTCCAGGCGAATACCCTGCTTCGATGCCAGCTCGGCGAAATACTCTTGAAGCCAGAGCGGCACGATTACGTTCTGGTAGTCCTCCAGCCGGTAGGTGGGCTCTTGGAACCACGGGAAGAAGTGGAACTGCCAGTCCATCACCGTCGGCGTGTACCTACTGTCCTTGATCTTTCTGGCCGACTCGCAATAGTCGAAGAAGTAGCCCTCTCGACCCTCGGCGGTACTTTCGATAGTGACCCGGTTGCCCATGGCAACGGCCTCAAACGCACCGGTGACGATCTCCTGGGCCTTATCAGGGCTCAGTTTGCAGATCTTGCCGAACTCGGACACGTGCAGGCGCTGAAGCGTGCCACCCCGGAACGAGGTGGAGACCTGGATACTCGAGCCGTTGTCGAATATGTAGCCCTGGTCTTTGTCACTACGAGGTACAGGCAAGCGCAGGCCGATCAGCTTGAAGATCGCTGACCACGCGGGGTCACCGGAGAGCTTCTCGTAGGCAAAGCGGATCTTGTTGCGGTAGATCTCTTTGGCGTCCGGCAGCGTGTGACAGATGCAGCCCGCGCTGTAGTTCTTGGTGAACAGGCAATCGTCCAGCGCGTCGATCATCTCAAAGGTCGTGAAGCCAAGCTGCCGGGCCTTGAGGATGATGTCGCGGTTATGCTCTTCCAGAAACCGCTGACGCTGCTGGAGGTTCGGCTTGAAGCGCCGGACCTTGCCGTCTTTGTCCTTGATCTTGTACAGGGCGTTGAGTCTGTACCACTTGTTGCTCAGGGCGTTGAGCAGCAGTGCCTTGCCTTTCAGCTTCTTCGCATGGTGCAGAGCGATGAACTCATCACCCTCTCGCACCAAGCGCTGGCGGTCGGTTTCATTCCCCATCACCAGCTGCCTCAGCGAGAAGATCCTCAAGGGATTTACCCGCCCTTTCCCGGTCTTTGTCGGTGTCCACGCCGTGGGCCTGACGTTCAAGCTTGATCAGACGCTCGATGGATTGCGTCGCGTGGCCGAGGCTCTTACCCACGTAGTCGAGGGGAATGTCGATCTCAATCGCTTTGTTGCCTGGCACCATTACTTTGATCTTGCCGTTGGCGACCTGCTCAGAGATGCGCTCAACGTACTGTTGCGCAATGCTCCGAGCTCGAGCGATCAACACCTGGTGCCCAAGGATCAGTTGGGCGCCCGCCTCAGCCGCCTGCTCGACGATCTCGGCGTCGTTGGTTGCCTCGGTGATGGCTGCAGCAGCGGCCCGGCCAGTCTTCTCGCGTACACGCTGGCGGATCAACTCGGACAAGTCTTTCTGCCACTCGTCCTTGGCGGCACGGTTACGGATAGAACCTTCGGACACATTGTGCCGGCGGCCCAGCTCACGGTTTGTATAGCAGCCTGTTCGGTAGTCTCTCTCGACGGCTGCCCAATCGCATTTAGCAGCCATGGGAGCGCTTCCTTTGCTTGAATTTGGGGTGGTTGTACGGTGCTACTGCCTGGCACCCAGGCAAACGGTGTTGATGTAGTCCTGAGCAGCGCGGAGTGCTATCAGTCCTTCGTCACCGTCGTTGGCAATGGCGATAATTCTTTCTCCAGCCGCTGGGTCAAGTTCGGCTCGCGTTTCTGCATGACCCAAGCCGGTGGTGGTGGCAGCGGCTCCCACTGCTGGGCAGCGGGCTGCGACTGACAGCCGGCGCCTACCAGTAGCGACATCAGCACGAAGCTGCTTATTAGCGACTTGAGCATTGGTAAGCTCCTGGGTGTGTTCGGTATCGAGTTGCGTCAGCAGCTTCTGCGTGTTGCGGCGGGATTCGACTGCCTTTTTCAACGTGATGACCTGGTCGGTCGCGGCCGCCAGATCCTTTGCTTGGGATTCGATGCGCAGCCAGCCTCCGTAGAGCAGGATCAGGCAGGCAATCAGGGCGGTGATCAGATAGCGGATCATGGCTGCACCGCCATGCATTGAGCGTGGCGCTTCAACTGACGACTCCAGACGCCCCAACACCGCTTGTTACCTGGGGTGGAGCAGTCGAAACCGGCTGCATAGCGATACTTGAGCAACGCAGCGCAGGCCTGG